TCGTAAGGAACAGAGAAAGTCAAGTCTAATTCAACTTTTTCTGAGGGACAATATTATTACTCCGAGTATTCTGTTATTATTTAGTAGTTTGGTAACTTGGGTATTGAATTATTTTCGGTGTTTCACTTTGTACTAATATACTAATATTACTTTGCAATTACAAACTTGCCGGATAGAGGTGTTCTTGATGTAATATACTCATACATTAATCGAGCAAATTTATCTTTCTTTTTATTTGACTTAAAAAACTTTTTAAGGTCTGGCATAATTTCATTTATAATATGAATGGCACTTATAGCACCTCTTTCAAAATCAAATCTTTTTTTATCTTTTCTTAGATACTCAATTTTTTCTAAGGCCTTGTAATACTTTACTTCGCCTGCTTGGTATTTTTTTAAAGTAGAATCTGCTAAACCAGAATCTATATATTTTAATAACTGACAAAATACCTTAATAGAACCAATTGAACCTCCTCTTGCCTCTGCCTTACTAAAAATTGCTTCTGCAACAAATCTTTTTGCTGAGGGGTCATGTCTTAATTTTATCTCACCACCTGATTCTAACATCAATCTCATATCTCTAGTTTCTGCCTTTTGCCCAAATTTAACTTTTTTATATTTTACCCAATCTGTTACACTTTTAATTTTTACTTTGTTAATAATACTAATTTCATCTTTTCTATCAAAGTTTACTAACTGTAATACTGGTTCTGTTTTTGTTACTTTCTTTAAAGACAACGGTAATAAATCACCAGAATCTATTAAATTTGCAACTAAAGAATTTAAACTAGGAAAATCATAATAGTTTTCATTTTGTGCATTGTTTAAGTTTTGTCTTATGGTTGTTTTTGCTTTGCTACTTCCTAAATAAATATCTGCCGGTGACCATTTGTTTACATTACCAAATTTTGCTTGTGATGTGTATTTTGATTTATTAGCAAGTTTAAATAAAGATTCAATATTGCCCATTACTTCATCATCACCTCTAAAATAAAATAATTTTTGAAAACCTGCAGCTCCTATTTTTAAATCTTTATCAATATTTCCTATATCATTAACTAGTTTCTTTGCAATTTTTACTGAAGATATATACCAAGAATTGTCATCTAACAAAAATGTTTCTATCATATCACCTGATACTCCAGGTGTAACTATTCTTTCTAATGATTTGTTAATTTGATTTTTGCCTACTTTTGCTCTAAAGTCAGGATATTCTGGATAAAGCTTTACATCAAATATTTGATTTGATTTTGTTTTACCTATTAAGTCTGCTACTGCACATAGTAATGCTTGAGCGCTTTCTGCTAATGCTGTCTTGTCTGCCATACATACTATTTATAACTGAAAATCAGAGAACTTCTCATAAGCACCTTCCGGTGTTATCTTTTCTTCTTCTACAGTCTGATTACTATCAACAATGTTCTGAGCAGAAGCTTCAACATCAAATAGTCTCATCTTAGAACGGTCTACACCGACTATAAAGGAACGATTCATACTTGGGTCGCCAAATCTATTCTTTAATTGTTTAATTTTTAATTGACCTAATTTTTCTAACTCATCATTAGATATTAAAGCAAACATAAAGTCTGCTGTTGCAGGTAACCCAAATGATTCTGCCGTATCTTCTAAACCTATATCTGTTGCTGTAAAACCACTTCTTGTAGTTTGAGTGGCAGAGAAAATAGGCATATCAAATTCAACTGCAAGACCTCTTAATTCTTCTGCAATTGCCTTTATATAAAAGTATGATGATATGTTACCACCTTTAAATCTACTACTAGCACATATGTTAAGATAATCTATGAATACTACATCTGGTTTAAAAGTTTTCTTTAATGATAATTCATTTAGTAATGCTCTGAAGTGTCCACTATGAGCAGAAGCAGTAGGATATTCTTTAATGATTAATTTACCAACTGTCTTCTTTTGTAGTTTAGACATTTTACTATCATACATAGATTTTGGCATGACATGTAAATCATCTATAGTAACATCCATAAGATTGGCGTCTACTCTTTCTGCAATTCTTTCTTCTGCCATTTCAAGAGTAATGTACAAAACATTTTTACCTTGTAACAACCAATTCGAGGCTGCATGACACATGAATAATGATTTACCGACACCGGTACCTGCAAGGGCAATGTTAAGTGTTTTACTTGGCACACCACCTTTAGTAATTCTGTTAAAGTAATCTAAGTCAAACTTAAATCTTTTTTCTCTTTTATGATAGAAATCAAATCTTGATTCAGCGTCTTCAACATAATCATGCCCAACATGATTGTCAAAACATACTGCAAGTGCTTCAGATAATATTGCTGGTATTGCCTCTGGATTTTGATTCTTATCTTTACCATCTAGAATTTGAATACCTTGTAAGACTGCATTATGTACAGCACGGTCTTTACAAAACTTCTCTGTTGTATCTAATAACCATTGTAATTCTACTTCTTGATGGTCAAGACCATTAACTATCTTTTTAATTTCAGATAATTCTTCTTCTCTTAAATCTTTTCTTTTAGTTAATTCTACATTAATTGTTTCTTTTGTTGGTAGATTTTTATACTTGTGTACAAAGTTAGATACTTCACCAAATAGTGTTGCCTCATTTCTACTTGTAAAAAAATCTTCTTTAATAAATGGTAAAACCTTTCTTGTAAAGTCTTCATTGAAAAATAAATTTCTTAATATAATCCTTTCTATTCTATCACTCATTTATATCCTCAAAGTTTAAATCTAGTTTACCTGTTTGCATTTGTTCTTCAAGTAACTCAATTAATATATCACCTATGTGGTCGATAAACTCCTGTTCATCAATGTCTACCTTACTAGGGTTTTTTAGAATATTATAATCAAATATTACTGAAAGTTTTTCTGAATTTTCTACTTCTTTAAAACCAACATTGCCATATTTGAAAATGATTTCGCTGTACTTACCTTCTGTAAGTTTAATACAACTGTAATCATCATCTTGCCTTTGTGCAAAGGTATATGGTTTAGTCTTCTGTTCCGTAGGTGAATTTTCTTTTTGCATACTCATCAATCTTCTCTAATACTTCTTTAGTGAAATATTTTTCAGGTTCATTATTTATTGTTTTTGCATATTGTTTGTTGCCATCTGGTAATTCATATCTTGTTGATACTTTTTTAAATATACCACATTCTTCTGCTAATTCTATAAGTCCATAATATTTGTCTAAACCTGTTTTATATGATAGTCTAACATCTACATGTTCATTCTCTTTTGTAATTCTAGACTTGTAATTTTTACAACGAATTATATTACCGACAACTTCTGTACCATCTTTTTCTTTTCTTTTACCTAGATATACAATACTTGAAGCTGCATATTTAAGACCAGAACCACCACCCATTTCTTTTTGTGGGAACATAGAACCAATCACATCATATGTATGATTAGTCAAAATCATTGGTACATTTGCCTGACCTAGTTTTAAAGTTAATACTCTAAATGTAGATTTAACTATTTGACTTCTGGTCATATCTCTTGTTTCTTTACCTTCAGCAGTATCTACCATTTCTTTTGTAGTAGATAACATACCTAAAGAATCAAGTACAAACATAATAGGTTTTCTTACACTTTCTTCTTGTTCTAAATACTTATCAACAATTTTTATTGATTGTGTTCTAAACTCTTGTACTGTTGCAACTGGTACAACTACTGTTCTTTTTGTATCTATGCCTCTTTGTTCTAACATATCTCTTGATACAGCATTTTCTGATTCAAAATAAATTATACCAGCATCCTTATCAATGTCAAGAAAACTTTTACATACACCTAATGCGAAGAAAGTTTTACCTGTTGCAGCTTCACCTGCAATTGCTGTTATTCTATTATTTGGTAATCCACCAAAAATACTGCCTGATAATAAAGCGTTGAAGGCATATGAACCTGTATCAATAAAACTATTGACATCACCACCTATAACACCATCTGACGCCATAGTAGCATATTCATTACCTGTTTCTTTTATTATATCTTTTAAAAAATCACTCATTCTTTTACCTCAATTGTCATCATTATACACCACCTAGAAGAAATTGTCAAGTGTGGTTACTCTTGAATGTCTAAATAAATCTAAATCTGGTGAGAAGTGTATTGATTTGAAACACCATACATTTTCTATAAATAACATATTCATAAACTCATTCAATTCTTCTTTCGTTTTAAACTTAGCATTACCTTGTGGTCTTTGCATGATTCTCATGCCAATCTGACCTATAAAATAGTCTGATAAAGAATCAACTAATTCATCACAACTATGATATCTTTTACCTTTTATTTTTGGGTCCATAATATTTACAAAAAGAAACCCATTATCTGATAAACTCTCATGACTATGTTGTGCTACTGGTAAGTAGAAATCATCACGCCACTTTTCATACTCATTGAATTTAGACCATGATTGGTCTTCTTCATGTTCACCACCTTTATTATATTCTTCTGTACTGAAATACGGTGGACTTGTAAATGCACAATCAATCTTATAAATTGTGTCCCATGGTAAATCTTCTGCGCCACATCTAAAAATTGTAACTTTCTTTTTACCTTCTATCATAATATATGGGGGTGTACTATCAGTTTTTTGTCCTGCATATATTTTAGGTTCTTTATTGCCTAAAAGTTTTTCATAAGTTTCTATTTGTTTATAGTATTCACCATATGTTCTTGGATTAGGGTCACAGCCAATATATTCTTCAGCATCCGAAGCATAAAAACCTGCAAGTCTATCACCCCAACCACAACTTGTATCTAAAACTTTTTTAGCATTTGTCATTTGATATATTGCCTTTGCAACATTAGGTTTAAATTGTGTTGCAATATAAGTACCTAATCTAAATGCACTCATATAACTTGCCTCTACTAAAGAACCACCTCTAAGTTTTTCTTCACCATCAATAGTAACTTTTTTCATACTATTAATACCACGCCAAATAGGACCCAAACATTTCCATATATCTTTAGATGTACCTTCTGTCCATACTTTTATTGGGGCTTCAAATCCATAACTACCACAATTTAATCTTAATGGTTGATGAAAATAATTACTAATAGAATTATATGTACTAGGACCATTAATCAATCCTAGACCATGTTCTTTAAATGGGTATTTGTAATCTTCATATTTTTCAAAGATTGTTTTTTCAACATTCTCTATAGGTTTTATTATCTTCCATATGTCATCATTCTTTAATTCATTAAATAGTTTTCTAACATCTTTCTCTGTTATTTCTTTCAAAGGAAACTTAGGTCTATTGTTAGCAATATAATCTGCCAAGTCTAATCTAAATTGTTCTTTACCTATTCTATCTGTGTGATGTTCAAATTCACCTACATTCATTATAGGTAAACCATTTTCATTTGCATATTCTTTTAACCATTCACTCATTAGAAAAATGCCTCCAGACTTGCTTTCTTTTCAATTTCCCAACCAATAGCTTCTAATATAAATGATAGTGGTGCGATAAATGTTTTTTCAAACATTAGGTCCCTATCAATGTATTCATCTAATTCAAACTCTCTTGGTAGTTTTGTCATGTAACTTATAACATCATGCTTAAAAGGGTTTCTTTGTTTTAGTTTTATAAACTTAACCTTATCACCTTCTTGTATCGCTGGATAGATATGGTCTATCTTGAGTTCTTTTATTTTTAGATTGTATATCAATGCACCTTTTACATGTATTGGTGTTCCCTTTATAAAAATCTGTGATGAACTTTTATATTTTTTTAGATTGTTACAACTTCTAGGAAAAGATATTTGTTCAGGTGTCATCTTATTAAATTCTTCTCTGAAGTCTGCAACAAATTTAATCAATGTATCATTGTCTTCTGTCATCATCATATCAATTGCTGTTTTAATTCTACCACGACAAACTTCTGGTGTTGAAGATTTAACAGCCTCAATGCCCATAATTTTCATTTTAGGTTTTGTAAGTCTGATACCTTCATCATCTAATACATGTAACATATATCTTTTCTTAGCAGTCCATATTGCCTTATCAGCAATAACTTCTCTTTTCATAACCATTCTTTGTTCAAATGCATTAGTATAATTTGACAAGTCATTAAAACATTTTTCAATAAATGGTTCTATCTTTTGTTGTGCAACTTTATCAATGAAGTTTACTTTTTGGTCTATCGTTTTATCTTTACATGTTTTTTCTACTAGACTATCTAATTTTAG